AGTTTTTTGTTGGGTCCAACACCAGACCAAGCGTATGCAGTTGAGCTGCATTATTACTACTACCCACCCACAATCATCCAAGGTTCAGTCACAGGTTTGACGATTGCCACTGGTGGCTCTGGCTACATGGCGGGTACATACTATGACGTCACACTTAATGGCGGTAATGGGAATTCTTGTATTGCTACGATCACAGTGTCTTCAGGGGGTGTTGTCACGGCAATCACTCCTACAAGTGGTGGCGCATTGTATTCTGTTGGAGACGTTTTAACTGCGCCGACAACTATTGGCGCTAGTGGCACAAACTTTACTTGCACGGTATCTACTGTTTCTAATGCAACTGGTACTACATGGCTTGGTGACAACTATGACTCTGTACTTTTGTACGGTTGCTTGGTCGAGGCTTACACATTCATGAAGTCTGAGGCAGACATCATTGCGGGAATTGACGGCAAGTACAAAGAAGCGCTTATGGAAGCAAAACGTTTGGGCGACGGACTGGAGCGCCAAGATGCCTATCGTTCTGGTCAGTATCGTCAGAAGGTAACATAACATGGCATTTACTGGCAACTGGGCTTGCGATGTATTTAAAACCGGGATGATGAACGGAGTGTATAACTTCACGTCCGGCAACTTTTACATTGCGCTTTATACCAATTCTGCTACGCTTAATCAAACTACCCAGTCTTATACCAATGCAGGTGAGACATCAGGTACAGGTTATACCGCAGGTGGTCAACTTCTTGTCATTAACCAGGTTCCAACAGTAGGTTCAAGCGGGGACACAGCGTATGTATCTTTTGCCAACGCTGTTTGGACTGGTGCGATAAGCGCAAGAGGTGCTTTGATTTATTTAAACAATGGCACAACCAACCCCGCAGTTTGTGTTTTAGATTTTGGCGCGTCCAAGACTTCCACAAATACTTTTACCGTTCAATTTCCCGCCGCAACTAATACTTCGGCAATTATCAGAATTTCTTAAGGAGTCGAGATGACAAACGAAATTTCAAACTTTGGCGATCACGCTGAAATCTCTTTACAAGCCAACGCTAAAGTTCCTGAAGGAATGGGTATTGAAGGTTGGTACCACGTTGTCTGCCGCGATAAAGATGGCAACATTAAATGGGAAGAAGAGTTTCCTAACCTTGTGGTTGCAGTTGGCAAGCAGTTGCTTTTAGATACATTGCTTAGAACATCGGGCACGTATACAACTGTTGGTCCATTCCTTGGCTTGATTAGTAATACGTTCACTGCATCCGCATCTGACACAATGGCTTCGCATACATGGACTGAGTTCACTGCTTATACAGTTGGCGGTTCTGCTGTGCGCGGTACGGCTGTTTTTGCAGCATCTACTTCTACTGGCTCTACACCTGCTAACGTTACATCAAGTACAGCATCGGCTGTTACTTATACGATTACAGGTTCTGGCGGTACTGTATATGGATGTTTCCTGGTTACAGGTTCTGGCGCAGTAAGTACACAAAGCTCTACAGCAGGTGTGCTTTATTCAGAGGGTTTGTTCTCTGTAGCCAAAACAACAACAGCAGGCGACACAGTTAGCGTTACATACAGCACCACCGCTACTTCTTAAGGAGCCTTAGATGGCTACTTTAGTTCTGGCGGATCGAATACAAGAAACTGGGACAGTATCTACAGGTACTGGCTCGGTTAATCTTGCGGGCGCTGTTAATGGGTTTAAGTCTTTTATCAATGGTATTGGTAGCGGTAATGCTACCTACTATGCAATTTACGACCCTATTACATATGCTTGGGAAGTCGGAATAGGAACTGTTACGGCAGGTACGCCGAACACACTGTCTCGTACAACCGTACTTTCTAACAGTTTAAATACCACGGCGCTGATCAGTTTTAGTACCTCAGATACGCTTACAGTATTTTGCACATACCCATCTGAAAAATCAATTAACTATGATCAGAACGGCACTGCCACAATTGGCTCAGTGCTTGGTTATAGTGATACAGGTATTGTTGCTTCATTTGCGTCTACTGTTGCTGGGTACAACCAGGTTATTTTGCAAAACAAAAGTAATGCAACAAACGCATCTACTAACTTTAACGTATCTAATGATACGGCTACAGCAACTACTGGCTACGCTGAACTCGGTATTAACTCTAGTACATTCAGTAATGGTGCAGGCGCGTTTAATATTGCTGGCGCTGCGTATCTAGCTTCTTCGTCTACCGACCTGGCAATTGGTACGTACGGCGCTTACAACTTACACTTCTTAACCAACAGTAATACTACTGACTCCATGACCATCTTTAATGATGGAGGAGCTTCTCTTGGTGGCTTAGGCGATCCAGGGTTAGGAAACATAGCAGTTAATAACGCAGTGCTCGGGTTTACACCGATTACATCTGCAGCGGGGACAACAGTACTGACTTCAGCTTCTACGCAAATTCAAGCGGTTGTAGGTTCCTCGACTCAAACTATTCAGCTACCGCAGGCTACAACACTTTTAAAGGGTACCGTTTATACAATCTCAAATGCGTCTTCTGGCTTAGTAACTGTTAAAGATAACGCAAGTACAACATTAGAAACAATTACCACTGGCGGCGCTGCGCAGTTTTTACTAACTAATAACTCAACATCTGCAGGTTCGTGGGGCGTTCGTGTTTTTGCTGCATCAAACGTACAGTGGGGAACTTCAGCTTTAAACTACGGTGGCAATATTACTGGCGCTACATGGAACGGCGTTACGATTGCTCCTGGCTATGGCGGCACAGGCTTAACAACATTTACTGGCGCTAATAATGCGCTTTACTCCACATCGTCTAGTGCGCTGGCTGCAGGTACTTTACCAGTAGCAGCAGGTGGAACAGGTGTAACAACTTCTACCGGTACTGGTAATGTTGTTTTATCTAATAGTCCAGTACTAGTAACTCCAGCGCTTGGTACCCCCGCATCGGGAGTAATGACCAATGTAACAGGTTTACCGCTGTCTACTGGTGTAACTGGAACTTTACCTGCCACTAACGGCGGTACAGGCGTTTCTAATTCAGGCACGCTTACTGTCCCTGCAAACGTAACCTACTCTGGTGCGTACACTCAAACATGGAATAGAAGCGCTAACTCTTCAGTTACAGTACCTGCAAGCGGTACATTGATTAGTACAGTTACCAACATGGCGGCTAACCCCGTCACAGGTACACCGTCTAGTACAACATTCTTGCGTGGTGATGGTACTTGGTCTGCTGGTGTTTCTGGTCCAACAGGTCCAACAGGTCCTGCAGGAAGTCCAGGTCCCACAGGTCCAACAGGACCAACTGGAAGTCCAGGTCCCACAGGTCCAACAGGACCAACTGGAAGTCCAGGTCCAACAGGTCCAACGGGTCCCACAGGTCCAACTGGTCCATCAGGAACACCGTATATTCAAGCATGGGTAAACTGCAACACAAGTGGTTTTGTTGCAGGGGGCAACATATCTTCAACAAGCTATCCAAGTCCGTATTTTTTAATTAACTTTTCAAGCGGTTTATCAAGTTCTAATTACGCATCAGTGGCTTCTTCATCTAACACATCAAATGGATTCGCAGTTCCGTATGGAACGCATAGCTCCAGCCAATGTCAGATATATGCAGTTAATTATGGCGGTGGTGGTGTTGGTGGAACTATATATGCAGTTTTTGCTGATTAATAGGATTTAAAAATGGCTCAAGTAATTGTTTACCCTAATAAAGAAACTGGTGGGATAATTGTTTTATTCCCAGTTTTGGAATGCGGGCTAACTATTGATCAAATCGCTGCTAAAGATGTGCCAAGTGGATTGCCGTATTTTTATATGGATCAAGCTTTAATCCCCACAGGTAATGATGCGTTATTTCCTGAAGCGTGGGAGGCAGATTTTTCAAACCCAACGGGTACTGGCGCAAATTACGGCGTGGGCTCAATGCAGTGCGTCGTAGGTTGGAACACTGATGGCACTCCTATTCTTAGACAGGAGCAAGAAATACAATGATTACGGTTAATATTACAAAAGCCATAAGCTCTGCCAACAGTTTAATAAGCCAGTTGGCTTACAGCGAAGCTCAGCACAGAACGGCAAAAGCTGGCGCAGGGCTAACAAATGTTTTATCTGATACAGATTGGGCAGCGCTTTTGGTAAATGTTAGAACGTCAGTTTCATCCGCAACAACAACTGCGGAGTTAAAATCCGCTATAACCAGTTTGCAAACTGCTATTGAAGAAAATTCTTTATGAGTCATTTACCCATTTGGTATCTTGGTCAAGTTCCTGTTGAGGACTGCGATAAAGCTTCGGCTGAATATATGATGATACCGCCAAGAGATGCTTCTATGGGCATAGACGGTGCGGATAAAGATCATACTTTTAGAAATACCACTGTCAGGTTTGCGTCAATCAATGATTGGTTTGGCGATAAGATGTATCAGTATGGCAATTTAGCTAACCAAGAATGTAAATGGGATTTTAATATAACCGGGCATGAAGCTGTGCAGTATGCTGAATACGGAGTTGGTCAAAAGTACAACTGGCACATAGACATGTTTCCTCTTTCCCGTGCGCCTACAGATCGCAAAATAACTGTGGTTTGTATGATGTCTGATCCTGCAGATTTTGAAGGTGGCGCGCTACAGTTACGTATGTATCAAGATTTTACACCTCCTATGATAAAAGGAACCATTATTGCGTTTCCGTCTTTTCTTGAACACCAAGTAACGCCCGTGCTTAAGGGTGTTCGTTACACTGCAACCATGTGGTTGTCAGGTCCAAGGTTTAGGTAATGTTTGGTTACGCCCCGTTTGCTCAAACACCGTTTGCAACACTACCGCAAGCGGGGAATAACTACGTTTTAACAATATCAGAAGATTTACAACCAGCGGATTCACAATCAACACAATCTAATTTCTTAATAACAGATACTGAGAACATTGGTTTAGCAGACCTTAACTCTGAGGGTGCTCTTTATTTTGAAAATATATCTGAAAATATTGGCATTGCGGATTCAAGTACTCAAACATCGCAGTTTTATTTTACAGATACTGAAGGTTTAACAATCGGTGATGCAGAATCCATTAGTGCGCAATTTGCTGTTAGTGATACTGAAAATATCACAATGGCTGAAACAGACACTGCATATTTTGCGGCACTGGAAACCGACACTGAAAATATAACAATGGGCGATGCTAGTACACAGCAGTCAGCATTTAATTTATCTGATACGGAAAATTTTGGGGTAGCGGATTCCCAAGTATTTACAGCGCAATTCGCAGAAGCCATAGCAGAAGCAATCGTTATTGCTGAAACTGAAACAGCCTCTGCCGCATTTTTATGCGCAATTACTGAAAATAGTACGGTTAATGACTCGGAAGTAGTTGTAAACGTATTCAATTTAAGCATTACTGAAAATATTTCGTCAGCAGAAACAGAAACCGCAATACTTGTATTTACGCTTTCAATTTCTGAAAATTTAAATCCGGCAGATTCC